CGAGGCTCAGTTGTTTGTCACAATGGCAGGTAAAGAGTTTGTCCTGAATGGCTTCGGGGCCACGCACGAAGACATTATGGCACAGTCAGAGTCACTACCCGAGTACAAAAGCAAGGGGAAGATTCACACGCAAATGTTGACGGGTACGAGAGTCAACGTTGCTAAATGGTTGATGTATGATGAAAAACTATTTCCACAAGTTGTCAGCACGTTCGACCAATTTGAGTTAGAAGACATAGCTGAGGGAACCGCGCCAGTACCGAAACACTTCGCTAAACTTGCGACTCAAGTCGGGGCTAAGGCAGCGGGCGAACTGAGGGATGACAAGAGGCCTAACTACGCTGCGTACGACAATAAGTTGTATGCGTTGGACACTGTCGCAGCGCTAGACAATTTACGACAGTGGTTTGATATGGCTTTCGACGCCAACTATCAAAGCGCTAAGCAATCGCAGAGCAATCAGCTCGGGTTGCCAAACCGCAGCAAGAAGTACCTAATGTTCAATGATAATCGGACGTTGATTAAGAACATAGCAAACTGCGAGGTACCAGACATTCGCCAAATGCTGGACACGGCGTGCCTTTTGTTTGTGAACAAGTACAACGTGGATAACGACATACATACGGGAGCGACGATAGCACTTGCAGAGACCATTGCTGTTGCGAAGAAGAGCATTCCGAAGTTTGCTATCGTGAGTAAATATGGTGACGTTTGGAAGATGCAATCAGATGAACGCGCTAGGCGAGGATTGCCTACGCCGATCATGGAAGACAGTGACAGGAAGTTCAATCATGAAGTTGACAGGAAACAGACATTGGTTGAAAGGCTATTCGATATCGCCAAAGCAACATTCATCAAGCACCACGGGCATGATGGGAATATGACACCAGAAGCTCTAGCAAACGCCAGGCATGCTAACAGATGCATGGGAAAAGGCTCTGGCACAGAGAAGGCACCGAAATGGCATGGTCAGGTTGATCCAGCATTACTGCGGTATCAGGCTGTATGGTGGCATTTCGACGTTAGCGGATGGCTAGCGTGCACGCTATGGGCGATATCACTGGCCGTTGATCGAGACGAGTACGGGCTGAGTGACCACGAACTAGAGATCATAATCCAGTACGTGTTTGCGAGGAGCAGTTACAGGAAAATACTCGCTAGTGATGCAGTGTATGACAGTACGAGGGACCTGGCAGCAAGCGAAGTGACACAGGCAGCGAGCATTGCGGTGAGGGCTGATCATGGCGTTCCAGCCGTGATACTTGCCATGGACGACATAGAATACGCTATCACGAGAAACCACAGCACCCCAGAGTTAGATAGAATATATCGAAAAGTGCTTAGTAGGGCTATGAGCAGAACAGAAAGTGACTATAATGAGTGCGCAAGGTTGTCGTTCAAAGACATGAAGGGCAAGGTATTGGTTGATTACATCGTTGGAGAGCAGGATGGCATCGAGTCGGGGGTGTTGTATGGCAATAAGATTGGTGACGCAACCCATACGTACGTCAAGCCAAACATAGCCGGTTTAGCAGATTACGTACTACTTAACGTCAAGGAAGGCACATCTCACAGTAAGACAGAATTCATCAAGGTTGGCGGCGATAGAGTGTTGACTGTTACCTCAAACACCGACAGTGCAACACTAACATATGCAAATGCTGTTAACCATTACGGACAGGGCAGGAGCGGTTACGTTGCGTACTTATTTGGAGTGCACTTCAGAGAAGCGACGTTCCAATACCCTCTGCCTCTGCTTGAACTAATGTCTTTATTCGGAGCGAGGTATGATGCACTCACCATAACACAGCGTATTGAGAAGATGCGAGTGTTGCAAGATCCAGATAGCACACAAAAACACCACAGACACGTGTCGCTCATAGGAGTGTTGAGTATCACAGGCAAGACGTGGGCTCCATGCATGGACAGGATGTTTGAGTGGGAAGACATCACTAGCACGTTCATGACGGCAGTTATGATCGCGATGGCGACACTGCCACCAGAGCTGTATGTGTTGATGGCCAGTTGGAAGGGCTGGGGCGAGAGCAATAGCATGGCGGAATACGTTAAGAACGCCACTAAGTTGTCGACAGCCTTGAAAGCGTTGGATAACCAAGTAAGTCTTGGTGACTTGTCAATTGACCTTGCTCCTTTGTTCGAATGGAATGTGCTAAACCACAGGGCCGTCACGCCAGGATACATTGATGATGAGATACTAGAGCGTAGGGACACAAGCGTGGCAATCAACATCACAAGGGAGGAATGCAGAGCTGAAATGAAAGCAATATTCAGCGATATTGCCAAGAAGCTGGACAGTAGGACGCCAGAGGGGGCAAAGTCACCACTTTACACTACGTGGGATGAGTTTTACGAGGACAGAGTGACGATAACGCCCGCCGGGTCAGCGTTCACATTGCACACGGAAATGATGCTCGGGAGGAAAACTCTCAAAGCCAATGGGATACAAGACATAACCAAGACTCAAGTCATGGCGGAGCTCCGGAACGGGTTAAAGCTGAAAGAGGTCATAGAGACGAGACCGTGGATAATGGCACAAGCATCGTGGAAGAGAGAGTGGTCCAAGGTGAGAGCATTGTTCGCGGCGACGACGGAACATTGGTTGCCGGCTGCCTTCGCACTGTCCAGCATAGAAGAGTACATGCCAGATGATTGCCCCATAGGCAAAGCCGCTGATGCGCACACAGTGTGCAGGAAAGTGATGAGCATGTCTCAAGAGGGAGTTGTCAGTTGCTTAGATGGGAAAAACTTCAATATATTCCACAGGTATGACCTGATGTCAGATACAATAGCGGTCGCCAGCGAAGTACTGGCTCACAGATTGTCACCAGAGCAACACGAAGCATTGGCATGGCTGACCAAAGCTGAGCTTGAACAGAATGTGCTGGTCGATAAACAAGTGGTTAGCGCAAGGTTGTGGGACATTGGTACGCGTGAAGGGTGGATAAAGATGTTCACTGACGGCGCTGGTAACGAGCGCTACTATGCCGAACTCAAAGTAGGCATGTTCTCTGGTGTGAGGTACACAATGCTGTTCAATACCTTCTTCAATAGAGCATACTACAGAGTTGCCGCAAAAAGGTGCGGTGTTAGATCAAAAGTGTTACACTCTGGCGATGATGTGTATGCCGTGTTCAGGTCCTTCTCAGACTGCCACATCATGAAGAAAGCCTTGTTTGAAATTAACTACATATTGCAATTGGCCAAGTGCTTTGTGCAAGGCGTAAAGGAGTTCCTGCGCATATCACACAAAAACGAGAACACATCACAGTATTTAGCTAGGTCAGCCGCCACGTGTGTGCATGGGAGAATTGAATCGACCGCACCAACAGACTTCATCGGGTACGCAGGGGCAATATTACGAAGAGCTGCTGAGCTAGTCGTGAGGCACGCCAATAGGCTATTGGTGATGAGCTTGCAGGGCTTGCAACTCGCGGGAGCGATGGCAAGATGGGCCGTGAACCCACTAGCGTGGGAAGTACTGCTAAAGACACCAAAAGCACTAGGAGGAATCGCACCACAGATGCCAGAATCTGGTGAGTGGGATGGGTTTGCGGTAGAGCGCAGCGCTGAGACTAGGGGCGACGCGGTACAATACTTGGCGACATTACCCGGCGTAAAACAAACAGCAGCCAAGCTAGTAGAAGCTCTCCAAATAAGGAAGTACCACCGGCGAGTATCAGAGGCCGTTGGGGCTGCGATAGCACCAAAAGGCGTGATCATGAATTATGGCGTTGCAGCTAGGTGGCTTACTAGGCGTGACATAAAACACCTGCACGATGTCAGAGGTAAGCTGAACCACATCAAGCAAGGCCGTGACTACATCATATCTAAGACAGCGGGGCTATTCAACACATTGGCTATTAATGATCACCATTGGGGTGATATTGGGTCGTTGTTACAAGGGATAGCCTCCAGTTGGCATGGGTTGGCAATTTCGTTCGCGCTCGACGAACCGAACCCAGAAAATGACTTCTACACGTACAAGCACCCGTTCAAGTTGGATAACACGCTCAACGACCTACAACAGTTGCGGAAGCTGCACGAAATGTGGTTCAAATGCACCGATGGCGGCGTGCGATGTGGGTTCACATGGTGAGCAGCTCTCCTGCGCAAGCGCCGTGGACAACACGGACACGCAGCGGGTGGCGTGCAGGTAACAAACAGGTGAGAGTTTGGTGCCTACCACGAGTGATGATACATTTTAGCCTGCAACATAGG